GTTGGATTAGCGAGATACCCGAACAATGAGAATTTCGTTTCAGCATTAAATGCATCAAACAAAGCCGTGCTATCCGTTGCCATGTAAGGACTAAACGATCCAGTAACCACGCGCTTCGTTACCTTTTGGCCGATGATGCCATTGGGCGAACACGTAGAAAGCTTTTGCGAGATCGTATTCTCAAGGGAGAAACCGAAGGAAGACACAGGAAACTGCACGCCGTCTTTGTAAACACACGCGGAAAGAACGGTCGGAGGTTCCGCGCCGTCGAATGTTGCCGTCAGGCCAGACGACGTTGATGCCGTTTCGTCATAGCTGGTTCCGTTCAAGCCGAACGAGAATGTCGCAATTGATGACGGCTCAAAACCTTCAAGAGAGAGACTCGTGACTTTATTGCCTGCCGACTGAATCTTGTAAGCATCTTCCATAAATGCTGTCAAAGTCAAAGATGGATGGCCACTATTCGCACCATAAAACGTGGTGAACTTCTCGATCACGGTGTTGCTCGCTGGCGCAACAGCGAAAGGAACGAGGCAAGTCACGGTGTCATCATTCGTGCCGTTGGCAGATGCTGCCGTCAAGGGAGTGATGTGATAGCCATTCGTGTCCTTAAACATCACAATATCGCCGGCAGCATAACCCGTCACGAGAGCGACAGGAATCACTGTCAGATTTGTTGTCGTGATTGTCGTTGTGGTGTTAGTGTTTGCTCGCGTTGCACCCAATGCGCATTCAAGGAGAAGGTCGCACTCAGGCTTGACGCCTGCCACCGTGTTGGCTTTGACTTCAACAGAAAGACTCGCTGAAGAAGTCTTGATGCCCAGCCGCGGCGTTGGCATCTCAATCGATGACGTCATGTTGTTGCGCTCAATGGTCGCGAATGAAGGGTCTAACTGAAACCCATCACTCGTGACCGACACTGCCTGATTCGCAGCCGTCTGGTCAACCGCAGTGCCATCTGTGATCTCTTCAGTCACATAAAGCACGGTAGTATTCAAGGAAATATCTGCCATGTTTCACCTCATCAAAATGGAAATTTCACTCGAACATTGAACTGCCCAAGGCATTCGATGATCCGAGTCTTTTCAATAACCGACACTCTTACTATGGAAAAGTCTGAGACTTGCGACACATAAGTACCACCGGCTTTCTGAACAATGAGCGCCTTAAAAAGGACCGCCATGTTGTCAAACATCTCGATAGCCTGTGTGCGCAAACCAAGGTCATCCATCTCTGAGTGCTTAAATTCGTCTGTAAGTAGCAAAGAAAATGTGATCCTCTGAGTCAGGTCTCTCGTGTTCCCGTCGACCTCTGGAGCCTGCTCGATGACGAGTCCCCATCGTTTGGCGGCCTGCTCGAAAGAGTTTCTCTCAATGGCGTACACATGAGCCAGCTCAGAGTAAGACGCTCCGAGTGTCGCTTGAATGATGGTTTTGATGTTAGCGTAAACAGTAGCGATACTCGTCATCATCTACCTCGTCAGCACAATGTTTGAGACCTGACGCAATTCATCCTTGGCGCCATCGCTTCGCTCGTCCCACGTTAGATAAGCAAGGTTAATGTTTTCGTCATAGAGCTTCTTGTAGTACTTGCTCTTCGCAAGCCAATTATCTTCACTGGAGGCAGAGTTCCCAACGTTGTTGAAAATCTTGCTCAGTGCTAGATACGTGGATGCAGCACGAACTTCATCAACATCCATGATGTCAAAACCGGAGAACTTCTTTCGATTGCCATCATCTGCGAGACGCTTGAGACCTTTTCTACGGAAGTAGGCGACAATATCGTTACGACAACTCTCATGAATCATGTAGTGATCTGTGGTGCCGCCAAGGAGAAACATTGAATTCAGAATGCTTGGAAACTCGCGTTTGAGCTCTCGGTCATCAGAAAACAATGCAGAAACGGCTCGCACTACCATCGCAGATGTTGAGGTGTCAACCGTGAATCTAACCCAGTATTTCTCCGCGCTGTTGACGGTAGCCTTGCTAATTTGATTGGGCAGCGTCCAGGTGACGAAACCGCTACGAGTGAATCCTGCCGTGTCATCAAGCGAAACCACATTATCCCAAGCAACGATATTAGCGTTGTACATCGCAACCGTGATGGCCCGCGTTCCAGTCGACACCGTTGTCAGGTAGAAAAACAGAGAAGAGATAGGCTTCTCAAAACCAACGTAGAGATACTGGCCTGCAACAAGAGTAACAGTAGCAGAATCAACAGCGAAATCACAGACAGCCGCGCTGATATCCGTGTAGCTAGGGCCATGCACAACAGTCAAAAGAGAAGCGATATCTTTCATGTGTTATCTACCTTTCAATAGCATATCGTCAACATTATGAAGCGGAACCCATCAACACGCCGCGCTTCCCTGCGTCGAGAACCTTCGCACCGTAAAGAGCGGTGATGAGCATTTTCGTCGCGACTTGGTCAAGATCATCTTGCATCTTGAAAGTCATTTGCTTTTGCATTGCAAACACAGCGTGTGTGCGATGATATGCAACAGCACGGTCAACCGTGACGGCATTCGTTGCAAGAATGCGGAACCCGAAAATCTCGCCGATTTCGCCTGTCATAAGAACTTCATTGGAGCCATATTTGCTCGCATCGGTGAAGTCGCCCAGAGCGCGGAGTTGCTTCTTCTGCTTAGGATTGATGATCATGAAGCGTTCGGTCTGAGGACAGTTCTGCACGTCCAAGAGATACGCTGCGTTGGAGATGTCGCTAAGAGCAACAACACCAGAAGTGTCAAACACCACGCGATGGTCAGGAGCAGAGGCAGAAGTGGCCGCCAAGGCCGAATAGATGCTAGCTTCCATTGCATCGACAATAGCTTGTGTCTGGCGAATCTGAATCTCGCTCATGAGATTCACCACAGATTGAACAGAAGCTCGCTCTTTCAATGCAACAAGAACGGCCTTATGCTGGTCAAGATCCATTTTGTCAACGGTAAACGTTGCAGCCTGTGCTTGAAGCAAGGTCGAATCATCATCAGGAACGCTCTCAGCAGTGAAGCCAGTGCCCTTAGGATAGCTAGCAGAGTCTTGGCCGGGACCAACGGTGCTAGTGGCATCAAGAACAGTCTGAACCAAAACGGCATTCTGAGAAAGGAACAACTGCACGAGTTGCGAAACAGGGTCGAGAGCAGTGGTGGAAACATCAGAGTACTTGGTGAATACGTAAGACATAATTCATCTCCCTTATTTGTTAAAGAAGTCCGTGGCGCTTTTCGCCATGTGCCTCTTATAGATATTCTCGTTGAACTCATTCAATTGCCCCATGAGTTCTGCTACATTCTTCGCAGGCTTGACCGGCAAAGACGAGCCACCGCTTCTGGGTGCGGTTCCGGGGGGAGGTGTGGTATTGGCAATGACGAGTAGTTCCATATTGTCTGCCTTGAATTGTGCGACCCAATTCTTACGCTCTTCGGCGTCATCAGGGACCTCATCAATTTCAAGGAACTTTTCGTACTGGGGCTTTTTGAACTTCGCTCCAAGCTGTTCTAAAACCTCGGCACGTTTGCGCTCGGCTTTACGCTCAGATTGCTGAGCTGCTAGAATCTCGTCACGTTTCTTGATCTCTTGCTCTTTTTTAAGAAGCTCTTTTTCGCGTTGTTCTGCCAATTCCTTGAAACGATTTTGCTCTACAAGCTTCGTCTCTTCTGCAGATTTTCGCTCGGCTTCAAGCTCATCAAGTCGCGCTCGGAGTTCAGCTGTTTCCCTATCGGACTTCTTCTTTTCATCCAATAGTTTTCTATGCGCCGAACGTGGAACTACTTCGTTATCAGTTTTGGAAAAACTCTCAGAGTTCTCCCCGCCTTGATCCGCAGGATTGTTGGCAGTACTGTCGTCATGTGTTGTCATTATCCACCTACCTTTCAATTATCAAGACTATCACGCTCACAATGAGCTTGCAATACCCTCAACATATTCGTCAAGAGCCTTTTGCAGTGTTCTTTCCGTTGCTTTGATTTCAAGATCCGTCAAGAAGAAGAACGGGCGTGGGACCCTTCCCCCTTCGTTGTTGTAGAAAGCTTTTGATTCAGCTTCAGGGTTGTTGAAGTAAAGGAATATTCTTCCGGTTTCTTTTTTGTAGGCAAGCGAATCCATCATCTGCCCGGTTGCCGTCAGGTGAGAGCGGGATGGTTTGGAGCCCGGAAATAGATCTCCGTTATCTGCCATTATTTGTCGATAGATAACAGTCAGAGGAGCCAGTGCCTTAAACTTCTCTTTCTTGTCGCCATCGCGTTGCACGCCATAGCCAAGTCTAACTCGGTTACGAATCGTTGTGACTAGGTATGAACCAACATCATCCGCTGCTCTATCGATAATCTGAGGCATGTGTCGCATGGCTTCTGCAAATTGATTAAGCTCTCGAATAGTGCTCATAGTATCTCGCTTTCTGCTGCAAATAGTTCAGCGAATTCTATCACATCTTTCAAGCCAAAACCGAAACCAGAATCCTCATCCCTAAGAAGAGAGTTCTTCGCTTCTTTGAAGGCCTCTTTCAGCTTCTGTGGTTGCGGTACTTTCCTCATTGCCGCCGCCAATTCTTGCTCAGATATTCCAAGGAAGTCTCGCACTGGCAGGCCGCCTGAGCCTTCCTTTCCCGTCTGATGGCCATGAGCTTTCGCTCGTTGTTCTTCGCTGTCGAAGCCAATAACTATGCGTCCGTCTCTTGCCGCCAAGACGGAAAGGTCTGCCAACATGTCTCCAGACAGTGTCAGATTGACTCTGCCTGGACTCTTTCCCGTAAGTTCGAAATTGTCGGAAGCGATGTACTCAGCCGAATACGGGACGAACGGTTGCCCATTCTTGTCTCGCCCGCTGGCAGTCCGCTTGAGAACAGTCTGCACGAGCTCACGACCGAGGGCTTGAAGATAGGATCTCGGCAATGTTGTGTCTTTGAGCTTTACGACGATGCTAGCAGTTTCCCATGCCATTTAGCTACCCTCGTTCATTTTCTTGCGTTTGCTCGTCTTCCCGGTCTTCTAAATCGTCCGTGTTTTTCGGCATCTCAGGTTTTGCGAAGGGCGCCTCCATTGATTCAGTCTCTTCTTTGAGTTTCCGCTGGACCATGATGCGCAGCTTCATCTCTTGAATTTGTTTCTCATTCTTTTCGCTGTTGACCTGTTCGACAGCCGAATCCCAATCGATCAAATTCGCGTCAAGCTTCTTTATGATTCTATCCGTCTTCTCTGTATTAGTCTCTGGCATAATTGAGACTTCAGTGAACGTCGTCGCGACCTCATATGCAGCGCCTTGGAATTTTGCCAACAGGGAGAAAAGGGCACGCTCAAACTGAGTGAAGACCTTGCGCTGGTACACGACATCTTCCGTGACCTCGCCCTGATCAATTGCTTTAGCGATGCCGCTTTGATTGTCGACGCCCCCACCTCGAGCCATCGATTGCATTTTGATGCCTCTCGATTCGAGCCACAAAGAATACTGCGCGTAGATACTTGAGAGCATCTCTTCGACTGCAACGGTAGGCGAGATCGAATCGAGCTCGCCCTTTTCACCAGGGACCTTTGATGCATTGTCAAACTGGAGAATCGAATTCGGTTGCATCGAGCCTGATGGCAACGTCAAACCGATCGTGAATAGGACAGAGAAACATTTGTATTTCACTGCATAGTTCAGGTCTGAGAACATCAATGGAAGCAACGTCACCATGCTGTACGTATCAACGTCGACTGGTGGCATCGCGGTGACGATGTCTCTGGTGGCCCACACGACCGGAATCTGCCCGAAATTGTGTTGATCAATCCAAAGCTTGCTTTCGCCTTCCTTGACCTCATCTCGTTCCATGATGCCGTCAGAA